ATCGCAAATGCTAACAAGACAAGATAAGCTTAATACGCCTAAAAAACCATCGCAAATGCTAACAAGTCAAGATAAGCTTAAGACGCCTAAAAAACCATCGCAAATGCTAACAAGACAAGATAAACTCAAGACGCCTAAAAAACCATCGCAAATGCTAACAAGACAAGATAAATCTAAAATAGATAAATTAAAATTAAGAATTGAGCAATTTAAAAATAAAGAATTTTCACCCTATTTTGAAAAGAAGATAAACTCTCATATAAATGATATGGATGTTAATATATATAACATAGGTATTAATAGGATGAAAAGTATTTTAAAAGATATTTATGAGATAAAAAAGTAATTTTTATATATATTTATTGTATAGAAAGACATCAATAATTTATGAAAGATAAATTAGATTTATTAAATGTGTCTGGAAGAAATAACAATTGTTTTTATAATTCAATTTATCTTCTTATAAAAGATAATTTTTTCTTTAAACAAAATTTATATAATATAAAAAACGGATCAGAATTACGAAAATACTTATCAGGTTTTTTTGTTTATAAATATTATAAAAAATTTAAAACATATTTACAATTAGCTCAAGATTATTTAAAAGAAGGTATGATGATTGAAGATATTTCACAATTGCTATCTGTAAATGTAACAGAAATAGAATCTTTAATAAACGCTAATATTATGAATGTTAACTTAAATAATATTGATGAATTACAAAAATTATTAAAAAAACATTTGTATGTTACTGGAAGAATGCCTTCAGACTGTGAAATGATTTCTACAATTGAATATATTAGAAATACCTACAAAATAATTGTTCTACAAATTTTATTAAATTCAAATCATGAGCATATCAATAGGGGGAAAACTTTGGATATAATTAATCGTTATAATTATGGAAAAAAAAATTTTTTAAGATATGACATTGATTTATTAACAACTATGAAAATAGATATACAAGACGCCAAAATAATACATAAAATAAGAAATAGGATTGCTGAAAAATTTAATAAAATAATAAAAAAAAATGGATCATCGCGCATGCTTTATGGCATTGACAAATATAAATATGGTGTTATAATAACTGATATGACACATTATCAATTGTTAAAAATAAATAAAAAAATTATTAGTTCTTCTGAAGAGCTTGGTATTTTTATTTACTCATATGATAACTCCTTCACTATTAGTCAAGAAAGTATTAGAAGCAGATCGCGTATATACAGATAATTATATATATATTTATTTTTTCTTTATTTTTATAGAGACTACATCAGGTGGAGTTACTAATACTTCCTTTTTTTTACGAGACAATTGTTTATTATACTTAGTTTCTAATTGTTTTATATACGCAAGACTTTCATCTCTCAAGTTTTTTATTTTTTTAATAGAAAAAAACTTAGTAGCAATACTGTTAATATCTTCATTTTTATTTTTCAAATCATCTAACCCCCATTCTGTATAACCTTTAATACCTAAGTTTTCTTGAATAAGAGGTCCATGTAATTGAGCACTTTGTATATATACAATATACACCCTATTAATTTTTTTTTCTAATAATTTTTGAAGAATTATTTTTAATTCATTATAATATTCAATATTCTTCTCTCTCATTATGCTTTCAAAAACATAGTCAGCAATTTTATCTTTTTCATTAAGCATTCCCTTTGTTTTTTCTACTAAGGCTTCTACATTTGCCCAAATACTTAAATATAATAGAAATAATATTCTCTTTAATATTATTTCAGATGACCACGGTTTGAAATTCCACTCTTCCGTGTTATCCTTAAATTTATTAATATTGCTATTAATTCTAATACATTTGTATTTTTTTTTTATTCCTTCAAAACCTTCAAATACAATTACTAAGGAATTATATTTTTGAATATTATTGATATTTTCCATATTAAATGGTAATTCAGTATATGGTTTTTGTCCTAAAAAATCAATTTCTTTTTTTGCTTTTATAATCATTATATTTCTATCTTATACTAATATATATAATATATAATAAAGATAGTAACTTTATTATGGATAGAAACAATACTCAGAATCAATCTATAATAAATGCTCCTATGCTAACACCTGTATATATACCTTCTAATTACCAATTAACAACGCAACCGCAATTAAATACTTTTCATAATAAAGATTTTTTACAAAAAGAACATATAGAACTATTACAAAATATAAAAGCTAAAGCATTTGTTACATCAATCCTTTGCTCAAAAAGCTGCGCATTCTTTTCATGGATAAGAACATTGATAAATATTCCTTTGATATTGTCATCAGGTGCTATGACTATTTTGAATTCTATGAATGATATAAGCACAATTGAAATTAAATACGCTAATATTGTTCTTAATAGTTGTACAGTAACTATTTTAAGTTTAATAGGTAATTTTAAGCTTGCTGAACGTGAACTGTCATTTAGACAAGCGCAAATAAAAATGGATAAATTATATCATAATATTGAAGATAAATTATTAATAGACCCATCAAATTGTAATATTGAAGATATACGAGATATTATTAAAGAATACGTTATTATTTATGAACATTTAGATTTTCCTATTCCTGAATTTATTAGAAAAAACTTTCAAAAAAATAATAAAGCTTCTCATATACCCCCTTCATCTCCTTCATTATATGTTGATTTAACATTATTTGATAAAAAAAACAAAGAAAATTATATTAATACAATGAATACTATGATGTATAATACATACTCTAATACATACCCGAATACATACTCTAATACATACCCGAATACATTTCCAAATACATATCAAAATAATAGACCAGATAGAGCAGATGTGGCTGGTTCCATGTATAGTGTATATCCAAATTAGAAAAATTAATAATAATAATTATTCAATAATATTTTTTGATTATATAAAGGATATTATAAATTATTAAATATATGGAAGGTTTAATAGATACACGAAACGAATATATAGAACATATACAGGATATTTTGAGTGTAGCTATATCTAAAAGAATATATGCTATATACACTGAAATGATGAATGATAAAAAAGGACTTAAAGGATTTCAAAATGAATTATACAGTATTCGCAAATGGAATAATAACATGGTTAATGATGAATATAAGAAAATAGTAAAATATACCAAATGTAAATATTTATCAAACTTGATAAAGATTATAATCATAACAACTATAAAAATAAAAATATATGAATACAGGGAACAATTTGATAATATAAAAATAAAAATACCAAATCCCGAAGATTTTGTACATAAATGCTATATTAATGCTGCTTCTTTTTCATGGAAAAATGCTTATTTATATAATAAAAATAATATAAAAGATGCTGAATATCAAAATAATCTTAATATAATTGAAGAAAATATTAGGTCTATTATAAAGAAAACATTTAGAGATTTTGTGCCATTTGATGAAATATTTAAACAGATTGAAGATAATTTAACTAATAATGTAAATCAATTTAAAGATACTGATGATGAAGAAGCAAAAACAACAAATAATGCGAAGAATAATAGTGAAAAACAAAAGAAAACTACAACAGAAAAAATAACAGCAATAAAAGAAGTTTGCGAAAAAGATTCTAAAGAAGACGCAGAAGAAGACGCTGAAGAAGACTCTGAAGAATATAATAAAAATGCTGAAGAAGAAGATAATGAAGAAGATAATGAAGATGAAGAAGATAATGAAGAAGAAGATAATGAAGATGAAGAAGATAATGAAGAAGAAGATAATGAAGAAGAAGATAATGAAGAAGAAGATAATGAAGATGAAGAAGATGAAGAAGATGAAGAAGACGCTGAAGACGCAGAAGAAGACGCAGAAGAAGACACAGAAGAAGACGCAGAAGAAGATGCTGAAGACGCAGAAGAAGACGCAGAAGAAGATGCTGAAGAAGACGCTGAAGAAGATGCCGAAGAAGATGCTGAAGAAGATGCCGAAGAAGATGCTGAAGAAGATGCCGAAGAAGATGCCGAAGAAGATGCCGAAGAAGAAAAAATTGAATTTGTAAAAGAAACTAAATATAATAATAAAATAAATAATATAGTAGATATAGCATCATTAAGAAAAGATGAATATAAAGAAGAAGAAGGTAATAAGGAAATATCTTTTTTTAAAAGCAAACAAACAAATACGCAAGGCAAAGGGGGGATTTACGAGGAAAAAGAAAGAAAAAATATTAGTAACGAATGGGACAATATTAAAGTTGAATATAATTCATTATCACAAAATAAGATGGGTTATAAAAAATTTGAGACTGAAATTCAAAAAAATAAAGATAAAGAATATGATGATGATACAAAAAGCGTAAAGAGTGTAACAAGCATAGCAAGCGCATTAAGTAATATTACAGATATAAGTCAGGTAAAAAAAATTCATATTAATGAAGCAACAAATAAAAATAAAAAACCAAGTTTTTTCTAATATTTTAACCAATTGATATACTATTTCAAGGTCCAAAGGTCCAAAGGTCCAAAGGTCCAAAGGTGTAATATAGCTTATAAATTGTAAGTTATCCATAATATTTATATTATAATATACCATAAAAATAAAAAAATTGATTTACTATAATATAAAATTATAGAAGGTATAGAGAAGGTATAGAAAGTATAAAAACTGTAAAATGTTAAGGAAGAATTCCTATTGTTTCTTGTGCTATTCTGCTGATAATATTATATATACTAACACATTATTTATATGTAAGAAATGTAATATGCCAATTAAAAAATGTGATATTTGTGGGTTTTATTGTGATGATAAATGTTTAGATTTATTTAATAAATGTTTAAAAATTTCTAATATCTAATTCTTAATAAGATACATGCTTCTTTACTTTTATAAGTTTAGAGTTCTTCTTTTTAACAAAGACACCAGGGTCATAATCCTCAATGTCTTCTCCATCTTCATTTGTCATTCCCATTAAATCTCGTTGGTCTTGTAGCGACTGCATCTCCCAAAGGTCCTGAGAACACATCTTGTAATTAATATCTTGTGCTTTATACCAAAATACTATGTCAGATATATTGTTAGACTGAACCTTATTATCAATAACAAGACATTCAAAATTTTCAGTGCACTGATTCATAACTTGATTAAATACATCAAATGTTGGAAACATACCAGCGTAATGATTATATATTTTTTCTCTTTCTTTAACAATATTATTACGAAAAATAAAAACATAGTCAATATTTGAACGTAAATCTGGAGGCAACCCAAGTCCATGCTGCATAGTAATTAAAAGGAATATCTTATAATGCCGTCCATTCATAAAAATACATCTTATATTTTTGTCAGTCATAGCAGACTTATTATACATACAATCATCTAATATTAAGAAAGCTCGCGGGTCAATTGCCGAATTTCCATGCTTAGCCATATCTCTTTTTCTCTCATTTGTTATATTAATTTGTCTTGTCAAAAACTTGCTAATTAATTTTTCTTCTAATTCATCATATATCAACATTTTAGGAATAAACTTTTCAAAATATCCATTTGCGCGTTCTGTTTGCGAAACTACAACGCCCACAGGTATATCTCTATTATGACTAAGAATATCTTTCATACAAAAACTTTTGCCAGTATTACGTTTGCCAATAAAAACAACTACAGAATCATTCTTAATTCTTCCAGGATCAAACTTTTTAAGTTCTAGTTTCATTTAATTAATAATAACAAAAATAATATATTATATGTATCACACAACAAAATTATAATATTTAAGAATATAATTAATAATAATATTAATAACATCGTGGCTTTGTGGTTGTCTGGATATGAAACATTATTGGATTAATATTGATAATTCTATTGACCGTAGAACATTCATGGAAAAACAATTTAAAAATAATAAGTTAGATAATCAAAGAATATCAGCAATAACACCTCGGGATTTTGATGAAGTTTTAGAAGATAAACGTCCATTAACATGTAAACATCCTGGGTGTGTAAGATGTGAATATGAATACGCGTGTATATCAAGTCATATTAAAGCAATAATTGAAGGGTTGAGCAATACAGATAATGAATGGTTTGTTGTTATGGAAGATGATATTATAATTCCTTTTGAAATTAATTATAATAAATTGCTTAGTGAATTACCTAAAGATGCTGAATTAGTTCAAATGCTTATTTTATATGGACCTACCGTTAAATCTCTATATAATCTCTCTATTTCTCATAATATACATTTTATAAAATGGCAATATTTATTACCTTCTACAGGTATGTATATTATATCACGAGTAGGAGCTAAAAAACTTGTCAGTAAATATTTTAAAAATAATAAATATGATTTTACATCATGCGAATATCAAGTTGTTGCTGATGTTGCTTTATATTCTTCAATCAACTCATATGCTACTACATTTCCTTTTGCTTATCCAAATATTGATTTAGTATCTGAAATACATCCTGAACATTATGAAGCTCACCGAAATACATATTTAGATATTAAAGAGATTGTAGATTTTGCGATTGTTAATAATAATATTCCATATATACATTCTTGATATAATGATATAAATGGTTTTAGCAAGCATATCATTTACATAGAATGTTTTTTGGGGTTTTTATCATTAGTAATATTGTATTTTTCATTAAAAAAATAGAGCACAATTAATTGTTTACGATGGTCTCTTAATTTATCTGTGCAATATAATATATATGTTTCATCTTTTCCATTTAAATTCTTATTTTTAATCCATATTTGAAAAAGCTCATTATATAATATTACTGATTCATTTATTAGCGGATAGTTGCTTATTTTATCTGTTGCTAACATCTGTGCCTCTTCAGCAAGTCCAATAATATGTAGGAAATGCTTTGTAATACAATCACGACATCTTTTATTTTTATTTGTAAGATGTTCCTCTAATAATATTGATTGCTTAATAATTTGTTGCATGTTATAACGCGGATCACTTACAGGATCTATAGAATCACATGTAGATGAGCATGAGCCTGCTCCTGCGCCTGCGTTTTTTTGTTTACTATAATTTATATTTAAAAGTGTAGCATTATTTGAACCTGTGCCAAATGCTTGATTATGGTCATTAATATAATGTATATACCATAATATAAGTATTGTAGATAGTATTATTGTAAAAACAATAATAAATGTTTCTAATATATTCATATGTATATTAATTCTACTAATATAATAGAAATATATTATGATTTGTTAATAATATATTATTATATAATAGAATATGAATAATTTAAATAATTTAGATATAAAAGATTTATTTTTTGAACAATTTAAAGGAGGCGGCAAAGGAGGAACAGCAAATCTTGCTACTGGTGCTGTAATAGGCGCTGGTGCTGGAACTTTAATTTCTGGTTCAAGTAATATTGGTTCCAGTAATGTTCAAAAATGCCCTATATCAGATGATTCACTTTATTGTCAAGTTAGCAGAACAGCAGGTATTACTGGGATGGTAGTATTTATGTTGTTTATATTAGTATTTGTTGTAGCGTTCTTTTACTTTCTTTACGTTATGTTTTTTAAAAGCAAAGGTAGCGCAAGTAAAAGCATGAGAAAAGGACGTAGATAATATTACTAATAAAAAATGATTGTAATTTTTTAGTATTATAAAACATAACATGTTATTCATTTATGTTTTACAATTACAAAATGATAAATATTATATTGGAAAAACACTAAACCCACACTTTAGATTTGAAACACACTTTACAAATAATGGCTCTGAATGGACAAAACTTTATAAACCAATAAAAATATTAGAGCTTATCCCTAATTGTGATAATTATGATGAAGACAAATATACATATAAATACATGGATAAATATGGTATTGATAATGTTAGAGGCGGTTCTTATACGTCTCCAATATTAGATAATGAAACTATAAATCAACTAAAAAAAATTAGTAATAGCATCAACAATAGATGTTTTATATGTAGTAATGTTGGGCATTTTGCTAAAGATTGTAATATTATTGAAAAACAAAATATATTACAATCCCCTGAACCAGCGTCATTAGTCCAAAATGATTATCTATCACTACAAACATTACTTACAGATACACCAGATATAATGAGAGAAAATATAAACAATCTGGAAATAATTAACAAATTTAAAATTTACAGAATAAAAGTAGGAGACCGAATATTAAATTATGACAAAGCCGAATATAATTCATTAAAAGAACTTGTAGATGATGCGGATAAATATTATAACTATGATGAAAATGATTTAATAAAAATACCAGGTATTACAAGTATGGATGTTGCTAAGGAAATCAAAAAATATCTACGTTTATTTAAGATTGGCTTTTACAAAACTATTACAGATCTGCTTAATTTATTGTCAATTACTATATGTAAATTAGTTCAATCAGGTTGTAATTTTAGAGAACTTGAATGTAATATTTATAATAGGTAAATGTAAATAATTGTAAATAATTGTAAATAATTGTAAATAATTGTAAATAATTGTAAATAATTGTAAATGATATTAAGGTAATAATAAATATATGAAGGTTGACAATGTATATAATGTTGTCCCCCATATTGTATCAGTGATAGCAATAGTAACATTTAAATCCTTGTAAATCGCAAGAGATGTAAAATTATATATACCAAATACAGAAAATCCTAAAGCTCCTCCATACATAAACGCATACAATAGTTTATTTTCTATGCTAATATCTTTGTTTCCATTATTTATTTTTATACTTTGCTGCGTAAAAGGTATAGCAATATATAATATTGAAAATAATATTATAATATAAGCAATTATAGCATGCTCATATCGTAAACTCATAGCTGCTTTTTGAACTTTTAAAACTTCCTTGGAATATTTAGTCAAATTCAAAGATATCCACGCAATATCTAAAAATATTATCACAATACTTATTATAAAATATTTTAAATATATATTCATACTAATAATATAAAACTTTTTAATATTATATATTTATAGAAACTTGATTTATATGCCAGCACAGAAAAAAGCTTTAAAAAAACCTAAACCAAAAACTAATAGTATATTGTCAAAAGGTGGTATATCGCCAAAAGGTGGTATGTCTCCAAAAGCTGGTATATCGCCAAAAGCTGGTATATCGCCAAAAGCTGGTATATCGCCAAATATTTCTACTATACCACAAGATATCCTTTTGAAAATTTTAGATTCAGCTTTTAATTTTTCAAATAAACTTGATAATGATTTAATTTTTGCTTTTATTAAATTAATGTCAAATGTTTCTAAAACAAATAAAGATTTTAGAAATTCTGTTTCTTCTATCGCGCCATCATGGAATAATATAACTATTATTAACTTGCAAAATTTAAAAATAACAAACAAAATATTAGATGTTTTAAAAATGACAAATGAAAAAAATATAACTACTATTGTATTACGTAATATTTTATTTGATAATGATGAAACTTGTAATAATTTTTTAGAATTTTTAAGTAAAAATACCAAGACAAAAAATTTAATATTTGATAATGTTAAAGTTGAAACCGAAAAATTTTTAATAAAACTAAAAACTTTTAAAAATCTTCAATGGCTTGAAATTAGCAGATGTAATCTTACACAGTATGATTTTGATAATTTTATAAAAATATTACTATATTCAAAAAATCTTAAATATTTAACATTAACTAATAATATAATTTGGGAAGGATTTCATAATTATTTATTTACTAAAAATAATAACAATAAAAATCTCATTAATAATATATTTTATATAATATATGTTTTAAAAGAAAATAATAGCTGGAGTATGATTATAAAGGACAATAATGAAACTTTGATAAATAATTTTGAAATTAATATAGTTAATAATGATATTGAAGGTAAATATGGTGTAAATATTAATTTGCGCAATGATTTTGCCAAATATATTAAATTTTTAGAATAGTATTATTTTTGCTATTACTAATATTCATAAACAATTGTAAGTAATAAGTAATTATTTATAATTTATATAAATAACTATTGTCATATTTATTTTATTATTAATATCTTTTGATAGACATATATCATCGTGTGTTTTATACATATTTCTAAATATCTTATATCTATTTACATTTTTGCATTATACATTTTTAGAAGCATTAAAATACAAATTTTTTTATTTTATATATATTAGATAGTAGAAAAAATATTTACAATGAGTAGATCAGCAAGATCAAATATGCCAAAACTGACAAATGCTGACAAGGAACGTATAAGGATTCGTGAGAGAGAAAGGAGAAATAGCGAGAGAAATGAGACAAACAAATATCTAATAAGAAGTGGAATAGAAGTGCAAGATCTTTTCTCACCGAGCGATGAGCGTGGTTCACCTGATTTATATGAAGCTATATCGATTAAATCACATTATTCATCAGTAGTTGGTGATGAACTAACAGAAGATCAATATAATGGTATATTAGAATTATTTGCTTATAATCTTCAAAATTATCCAGATAAATATAAAGAATTTAAAGCTGACCTGGATAAAACATTACTACGGAGAAACGGTTTAAATATGGAGCTTTCAAAAATATATCATTATGAAAAAGGGAGTAGGCTTTTGATAATAATTGTCTTTGCTCATATATTACCTAACCTTCTAAAAACAACTATTCCACCACATATAGCATCAATTGTTATATATTTTTTAAATCTTTATAATGCTCAATTAATGATGTATTATTACAGAGTTTTTCTAGATAGTAGCAATCCAGGAATTAAAAGGTTGCAAGAAGGAGAACAGTTTAAAGCAAATATAGCAATAGAGATATCCACGAATGCCCTTGAAATTTCAAAAAATTCTACATTTTTTTCAAATATAGATGAAAATACGGGAAAATTTAATCCTTGTATGGCATTAATAAATATAAAAAAAAATTTATATTTATCAATGAATAAATATACATTTTTTATGAAAGATAAAATAAATCGTTTAAGATTTGTATTTTTATATTTTTCACTCTTTATAATTATATTATATATTGCTATTCATTATGAATATGAATTAAAAGATATGTTTAATTTAATTAATACGCAGATGATGCCGACGACGCCGACGACGCCTTCCCGTCAACACCAAAGATCAAAGCTACCAAGAATAACACAATTAAATGGTGGTAAAAGGGTTAAAAAACCAAAGAAAACTCTAAAGAAAAAACCATAGATTTTTTTGAATACAATAAAATTATTATTTTAATTAGTATTATCAGTTTCAGTATTAAGAGCTTTGCTTTCATTCCAATTAATAGCAGCTTGTTTCATTAGGTCTTTTCTCTCTTTATCGGGAAACTCAATAATTAAACGCGCCATCTCTTCTTTAATATAAAGATTATATTTGCTTGGTTGTTTCTTGATTACAACACCATCACTATCTACTTTTACAGCACGTTTTTTACTTTGACCAGACTTTAGAGCATCTTTGAAAGCAGTTACAGCAGCTTTTTTAATATCATCAAGTGTATATTCAGTTTCATCACTAAATGCTAATAGTAGATATTCCTTAATTTTTTTACCAGATATATTTTTTGAAGAACTCATTATATTTACTTATATTACATTAAGTTTTATATAATTTTATATATATTAATATATATTAAAGTAATTTAAGTAATTTAAATGGGTTGGTCTGAATTTAAAATCTATACAGATAAATTAGCAGAGTTATCTTCTATATTTGATGAATTAATATATTTATCTAATAAATTTGATATCAAAAGATTAAATAATTTTTTAATAAATATTATAGAAAATCATGATTTTTATATTTTAGAAGATGAAAATAATGAATACAGTGATGGATATAGTGATTTAGAAGATGAATATAAATTAAGTAGAGATATCCTTGAGACTGATGAATATATAAATATGATGGAATACATAAATGAAAATTTTTCAAAAATGTATGAACAATATTTATTATTTATAAATAAAATAGATAGTTTGACTTCTATATATTTAGAAGATCTAAGACTTGTTAATGTAGATATAATTAAAAATTTTAGTTCCGAATATGATGCTGTTATTTTTAATTTAGAATTATTACAACAAAAACTTTCATATATACCAAATAAAGATAAAATTGAAGAAAATAAGGATAATGTTGAAAAAAATAAGGATAATGTTGAAAAAAAAATTAATTTAAATATAGATGTTTTATTAATTACAAATAATAGCATTATGTATGGTATAGGTTATAAATTTTATAAGAAATATTTATATAAAAATTTACATGTAATAAGGAAGGATACATATGATATTACTTATAGTGATGAAAAAGAGTTTGATATTAAATTTAATAATATTTATTTAAATATATACAATGAATTTATTAATACATTAATTAATGGAAAAGCAAAAAATTTTGATGAAAAATTTTTAATTGATTTAAAAGAAAAAATAAGAAAATATAAAGAGAAATCTAAAGAAGAAGGAAATAAAGCTTCGCAAGCAATTGATGGAATAAACAAATTAGCAAAAGAAGAAGAAAATAAAGATAAACTTAATAAAAAAAAATTATCAGAAGATAAAGAAAAGAGGAAAGAAGAAGCTGATCAAAATGATGATAATATAGAAGAAGAAGTAAGAAAAAAACAAGAAGAAGAACAGATAAAAGCAATGAAAAATAGAGATAATATAAAAGAAGGTATAGAAAAATTAACAAAATCTAAAAAAAAAGAAGAAGAAAAAAAAGAAGAACCCAAAGAAAAAGAAGAAGAAAAAGAAAAACCAAAAAAAACAGATGCTAATGAAGATGAAGATGAAGAGGAAGAGGAAGAGGAAGAAGAAGTTGAAGTTGAAGTTGAAGTTAAAAAACCTGAAATTGTAGAACCTCCAAATGATAATAATACTAAAACTCTAACTATCAGATTAGATATGTTTAATAAAGACATTAATCCAAATAAAAAATTAAATTTAGAAGAATATGAAGAATTATATAAAAAATATCAAGCTTGGTTTGAAGAAAAATTCCCTGATATAAAAGATAAAATACCTAATGTACCACCTCTTACCCCTTCATCTATACAAACTACTACTAATCCTATGCTACCAGGTCCTCCTCTACTTGGTTCTCCTCTACTTGGTTCTCCACGACCAGGTCCTCCTTATTCAGGTCATATGCTACAAGGTCCTTCACAACAAGGTCCTCCTCTACTTGGTTCTCCTCTACTTGGTTCTCCACGACCAGGTCCTCCTTATTCAGGTCATATGCTACAAGGTCCTTCACAACAAGGTCCTCCTCTACTTGGTTCTCCACGACCAGGTCCTCCTTATTCAGGTCATATGCTACCAGTTTCTCCTTATCCAGGTTCTATGCTACAAGGTCCTTCACAACAAGGTCCTATGCTACAAGGTCATATGCAACCAGTATATCAACAAGATCCTCGTCTACCAGGTCCTATGCGACAACCGCAATTTCAACAACAACAGCAAGGTCCTCCTCTTATTTATCAAGATCATCGTCTGCAAGCTTCTCCACAACAAGGTCCTATGCGACAACCGCAATTACAACAGCAATACCAACAACAACAACAACAGCGATTTCAGCAACTACCTGAATATACTCCTGATTTACACGGAAAAATGTTGAATGGCCCACATGGTAGAACAGCAGTATATGTGGGGTAAATTATAAAAATAATAATTAAATATTGTATGTGTCGTTTTTATAATGTCACAATATAATAATTAATTTAATATATATTAATATATATTAAAGGATTTTAAGTAATTTAAATGGGCTTCGATGAGAAAGATTCTTGTTTTAATGTATATGATTTAAAAATATTAAGAATTATAAATTATAGATTTAATGAATTAATGTATTTATGTGATAATTTTGATATCAATAAAATAAATAATTTATTAATAAATATTATTGAAAATTCTGATTTTCTTATAAATGATGATGAAAAAGGAGAATTTAGCAAAAAATATAGTGATATGAGAGATGTTGATAATTTAAGTGAAAAGATTATTGCTTCGGAAGAATATATCGGTATGATAGATTATATGAATTATAATTTTCAATTAATATATGAAAAATATGAAGATTATATTAAAATTATAGAAGGGTTTGATGAAAAATATTTAGATTATATAAATACGACAGAAGATGATGTAGATACAGTTGAAAAAAATAAAGCTGAATATAAAATAGTTATTTCTAATTTAGAAGAATTACAACAAAGGTTTACAGAAATACATGATAATATAAACGCAGATATAATTACAATTCAAGGTATCAAAATAAATGTTGTTTTAATTACAAATAGTGCTATTATTTATAATATCATAAATTATTTTCCTCTTAAATTATTTTTATATAAAAATCTACATGTCATAAACAGTGATTCATATGAAATTACAAACAGTGATATTATTGAATTTAAAAATAAATTTTATAAGATATATTCAAATGTTCATAAAAATTTTATAAATAAATATAAAATTGGATACGCAAAAATATTTGATGAAAAATTTATAGAAGAAATAAAAAATAGCATACAAACATTTAGAGAAAAATCAAAAAAAGCTGAAAAAGAAGTAGAAAAAAATTTAAAAACAGCAAAAGAAGAAGCAAAAAAAAAAGAAGAAAACGAAACAGTGAAAAATGATATTGAAAGAGAAAAAAAATTGTCAGAAGCAAAAAAAAAAGAACTTGAAGCTGAAACCGCACAAAAAAATTATGATGCTCAACTACATAATGTAAATATGATAAAACAAGCAATAGCTGAATTAGAAGGAACTACAATTATGAAGATAGAGAAAGATGAAGATAAAAAAGAAGCCGATGATGAAGCTGATGATGATGATGCGATATCTAAGGATGATGAAGCGGATGATGAAGCTGATGGTAATGTTGTTGCTATTGGTTTTGCTCCTGGTGTTACACCAGCACTTGGTAATGATGGTCCTGGTGTTACTGTTGGCGATGATGGTCCTACAGGTGCTCCACCAACAAGAGCAATACCAGCAACACCAGTAGCAGCAGCGGCACCAGCAGCAGAAGCAACAGGAGCAACAGCATCATCAGCACAAGGTGCAACAGCACCAGGACCAGCAGCAACAACATCAGCATCGGAAACAGATCCTATGAGCCGAGTAAGTTATTTATATCTATTAACACAGAAATCAATAACTGGATTAGAAAAAGGCGATATTCCAGATAGAATATGGATAATAATACTTCTAAATGAGGGATGGAAAGGTAAGGATGAGAAAAAATTTAATACAGATAAATTTGATTGGAAAGATATTATAAATAAATGGCATATTAAAAGCAAACAAAAAGAAACGATTACTGAAACAGAAAAAAGAGCGTATTGGGATAATGCTGCCAAAGGATATGTTTCCGTTGGTTATTCATTTGAACCAATTAAAACTGTAGCAGAACTACAAGAAATACTCCTAATTGGTGAAAAACCATCTGATTGGACAGGTTATAAATCTAACAAAAATTTAGAAATAGCAAGAAAAGACCAATGGATGGCCTTATATTTGAATAAACATCAGAGAAATTTTCTGGGATTAGCAGCTGAAAAATACTTTAAAGACCATCATGGCGCAACAGATATGATGAAATATGGATATCCAGCTGTTGTAGAAGAGGAAGATTTAAATATAGAAAAATATGAAGCTCAAAAAGTTAGTGTTGCTGGGGATATAAAAGATGAGTTTATGATGAAAGATAAATATAAAAAAAATATATTACAAGGCTTTAAGTTTGAAAGTGGTGGTCCTTATTATTATTTACAAAATAATTTTGAGAAAGGAGAAGACCTTAACCTGGAAAGTGATCGTAGACGATACTATTTATCTAAAGAACAGATGAAATTCTATGATGATTATTATGATTATTATCAAAAATTTTCTAATTTAAATGAATCTGATGGTAAAATAATAAAAAACAAAACACTATTTATATTACCTCAACCAAATGATAGAGATATAGAAGAATTTAAAAGAGTAGATAGATTTTTATCTGCAATATATAAACATTTAATTGCAAATATAAAAACTGAAAAAAAAGATAGGAATATAATTATACTTCCAAAAAGTGATGAAAGAATATATTTAAAATATATAAGCTTTTTTAATGAACATTATAAAGATCCAATTTTAACAGTAAAAGAAAATTTAATATTTATAGGTAACAGGTATGAGTTAAAAACAAAAACAGATTTAGATTTATATTTGAAAACTGTTTAAAAATAATAAAATTCTCACATCATATAATAAATAATCAAATTATTATTTAATACTATTACGAAGTTCTGCGACTTCGCGTTTTAATTCATTAATTTCTTTTTTAAGCTCTTTTATAGATTCTACAAATAATGGCGCCAGTTTTTCATAGCAGATTGTTAGATAATTATCACCACTTTTAGATACTATATTATTATAGTCATCGCGCTTCATATCAAATGGTGCGATTTTAACAATTTCAGGCAAAATATGTTGTACTTCCTGAGCACTCAGGCCAATGTCAGGTATTATGTTGAAACCATATTGATATGCTAAATCATTAGGAATATAATGAAAACCATTTAATTTATTAATTAAATCTATTGGGTTTGCTATATTTGAAGTATAATTTTTTAATCTATTATCTGAAAATGAACTTATTACTCCACCAGACGCAATAATACCACCATCAACTGTTAATCTATCTAAATTACATGTTGATCCAATTGATACATTATTAAGAGTATACACAAGATTATTACTTCCATTAATCCATACAGATCTCAAATTATTCATTGAGTATGTTAAAATATTACTTGTTGATAAAACATAATTACTATTATTTCTGTCATTGATACGCTGTGTATCATTAATCGTAGCTAAGTTATCACTGTCTCTTTTAATTAATATATTACAAGTAGCTAATATATAATTGCTTGTATCTAAAATAACATCTCTATTATTTTTTAAATAATTGCCAATAATATTAACATTTCCATTATTTTTTATAGCAAATACATTGCTATCTTTATTAGATGCTCTTGCAATATCATTAACAAGGTCTTTTTGTAATATATTTAATGCGACTGTTGTATTATTTGCGTTATTTATTTCAAGCCTTTCTGTTGTATAAACTTCAGTTTCTAAAGTTGTGCTTGCACCAAGAACTATTAAATTTGAGCTAATTGTTAATTCGCCAGTTACAAGCAAATTATGATTATATATATTATTAACTATAAACTTTTTCTGAGCATTTATATTTTCTGTAATCTGGTCAGTTGTTAAATTAGTAATTCTTGTTGAAATACTATTATTTGTAGATAATACATAATTACTACTATTTCTATCATTTAAATCTGCTCTTGTAGCTAAGTTATTACTTGTAGATAATACATAGTTACTGCTATTTCTATCATTCAAATCTGCTCTTGTTGCCAAGATATTACTTGTAGATAATACATAGTTACTGCTATTTTTATCATTCAAATCTGCTCTTATTGCCAAAATATTACTTGAAGATAATACATAGTTACTGCTATTTTTATCATTCAAATCTGCTCTTATTGCCAAAATATTACTTGTAGATAATAGATAGTTACTGCTATTAATATCATTAAGGTCTGTTCTACGTATTAAGTTATTACTTGTAGATAATATATAGTTACTACTATTAATATCATTTAGATTTGTTTTACGTATCAAGATATTACTTGTAGATAATACATAGTTACTCATATTTAATGTATTTGCTTCAATACTCTCAATTAATTGAATATTTGTTTCTGATAGTAAAGTTGAATTTTTATTTTCCAGAGTTGCTATCTTTCTATCAAGGTCTTCAATGATATTTGAGCCACCAACATTAAATATTCTCCCACTTATAAATAAATCATTACTTGTGCTAACATTACCATAAAATTGAACATTACCAAGCTTATCTATAAGCAATTGTGGATGTTCAAATATAGTAGATTTATAATTAAATTTCAAATTTCCATTATAACCAAATATTTCATTTTGCTCGGTTCCTCTATCAATATAATCATCTTTTATTGAAGATTTTAATATTATGTGAGGTCCAATTTTTTGTTTATTATAGCTGGTATGTTGTATAATTATATTACTATCTGTAATATATTTCTTGTAATATTCATCAATAATAATAAGATTACTTAAAGTTGCCCCATATTTAGTAAATTCATCCTTGATTTCTATATTAGAACTTGCGCAAATAAATTGATAATTATATCTGTCATTTACAAACTCATTAGATGTGCTTATTCTTAATATATTAGATATATTATTATTAATCCCTCTATCATCATAATAAATAATATTAGAATTATAACTCACAACATAATTGCTGTTTGAAAGCGTATTTGGAACAATATTAGATGTATTGATATTTAAATAATTTTTTCTAAATATTACAAATTTACCTTCATACTCATAAGCAGTATTATAACGCACAATATTTGAAGTTATTGCGTTTACATATAAATTAGATATTGTGTGAATGTCATCCAATTTTATTGTATTCTTATTTACATATACTTCAGATATATGAAGATCGGTAGTAACCCGCGGAAAGTATGTATAAATCTCATTTGTAAGTGTTACAATATTACTTGTTGAATCTGTATTATAATTGATTATTGTATTATAATTAGATGTAAATAAACTGTTATTTGTAGTAATACCAGATAAATATGATGGAATAGTATATTTGTTATTAAAAATACATGAAAAATTGTAATTACTATTTACAATATTATTATTTAAAGTTATATTAAAAATATTAGATGTTGGATTATTCAAATACTGCTTATTATCTAAATTTATTATTGTATTATCTGGGTCCGACAAAGATGCCGATATATTAAATAGATATCTGCTATCTGAATTTATATTTGTATTATCAAAATCAATTCTAAAATCAGGTTTATGTTCTAAAGTTGTTTTGTTAATATAACTGGGGATATAATTGTTATTAATAATGGCAGCATTACTTTGATTAAATATAACTTTTAAATTAACATTTGAATGTATAGATAAATAAGATATTTGCTTGACATTATTTAGAGATTTATAAACAATCGCATTATTACTATCTAATTTATTACCATAATTATCATAATATGGTATAAACGAATTAGAAATACTATAATTAAATTTTGTATCATATGTTTTATTTGTATTATTCCAATAAATAGAATTACGAGGAAGACTTAATTCTAAATTGCTGGTATTAAGTGTTCCAATAGTATAAATATAATCCTTTGTATATCTCGCATTAATTGACATAATATTTTCATCATATTCACTATTGATAGACATTGTCTCGTGAGGAGCTGAGTCATTAAAACCATATCTAACACCATCTCGCAAATTATTAAGAGATGTGTAAGGGTCAATTGTTAATATATTTCTCAAGTCATTTTCTTGTGGTTCAATATTAGTTGGAGTATTTGCGACATCTATTGTAAATTTATAATTATTATTAATACCTCCAGATGATAATATATTGTATTTATTGCTGGATCCAGCAATATTAACTAAATTTATTTTTATAGGATAATCAGTATTAGTTATTTGTAATCCGCATTTATTATTATCATCAATATGTAAAGTTATGTTACTATTGAAACCACTATGAGATTGACCTAAACGCATATTTGTTTTTGTATAACTATTGTTAAACTCTACAAATGGATTATACATGTCATTATTGTCATAATTATTAAAATAGCTAAATGTTAAATTAGTATTACTTGTATTCTTAGAAGCAACGCGAATTTGAACCATATTCTTAATATTTTCATGGTAATCGTCATATCCTGTTGTATAATTATTGTTGTTATAAATACCTAATTCTATTGCGGACGAACATATTAAATTACTTGAGTATGTAATAAACTTAGCAGCAGATAGCTCATCATTATTTTGCTTAACAACAAAAGGGATATCAGTATTTACTATTGAATCTACTATTAATGACTTTATTGGCTTAAAAATAATATTCTTCCCTGAATATTCAATATCATCATGGTCAATTAAGTTTTTATATATAATATTAGATGCTGACACAATATCAATATATTTAGATAATTCAGCAATACCTTCTATTTTTTTAAGGCGAAAGTTAAAGTTATTACTGCTATTGTCTATAATATTAACATTACCATATACATCTAAATCACCGTAAATTGAAACTGCTACATTCTGTTTTTCTTTTGTAAAATCATAAGATACATTAGGATTATTAAAATCAACATGATAATTTGAATTTAAAGTATTATAATACATTGACATACCATAAGTTGTAGGTTCAACTGTATTATATGTATATCCAATCTGTAGCGGACCAATTCTCTTTATATCTCGTGAATCAATATCATTAAATTTGTGATTTTTATAAATAAACCATCTTTCAAAATTTCTATTAGCTTTCAAGTCTCTGTCATATTCGCATATATCAATTCCGCTAAAATCGGCATTATTATGAAGACCACCTCCGCGAACACCTCTATATATTCTTATAACTGAATAATTATAATCTTCAATAGTTGTATTGCGTATTTGTAAAGGCAATTTGACATCTTCTCCGCTCCAACCAAGCGCTATTTTCTTATTTGTATAAAATGCGTCAAGATTATTAGTAACTTGTAAAGTTTCTATAAGTTGATCATTTTGATAATATAAGTCACTATTAATACCTTGTTTAACATTAAATCCATGCATTTTTGATGTATATGAATTATTATTGTCATAATTTATACAATATTTATAAGTATTTTCATTGTAAATATTGTAAAAATTTTTGTAATTATTGTGAACAAATCCTGACATTTTTGTAATAACATCATCTCTATATATATAATAATCTGTTGCCGAAAATTTACCATTAACATCTAAATTAATTCCTTGATGAGGAGTTTTTACATTTATTCCTACACCATTATTTGTAATAGATAGCATAGGAGGGGTATTTGTAAGGTTAGGAAGAAAAGCACTATTTTGTAATTTTGATATATCATATGATGGATAAAAATATATATTATGATCTTTTCCCTCAATATTGTTAGTATTTATTATTAAGCTATTATCATAAAAATTCAAATATGAAAGGTGTCCAATCTTTGCTATATATTTATCAGCATTTACTTTTTCTTGTAGAATAACTTCAAAATTATTATTTGAACTTGTTGTTTTATATACATTAACTACACCAGTAAATCCTTCGCCTGTATTAGCACCGACACTTAATTTATTTGGAAAACTAATATTGCGGTTTGCATCCAAGTTTGCTATATTACTATGAACATATGTAAAAAAATAGTTACTGCCATTACCATTATTTGTGCTACTTAGCGTCGTATATCCTAATGTCTCATCGTTGATATTTATTGGATTTATGCGAATACCACCAATTAATAAATCATTTGTGATATTTAATTTATTCATTGACAATGTATCTGTATTTATAAAATCTACATTGCCTCTAAAAATAGCATTATTATCAACATTAATATTGTTAGCATTTATTGAAGTAACATCTAATCTATCTGAAACAGTTATATATTTAGATTTTATCTCATTATTTACAAATATATTATTAAATATATAATTACTACCATAAAATATTCCTGCTGTTATTTGCGATGGTCTAATAATTCCTACGCCATCCGCGCGAATATATATAGAATCCATATGTTTGTAATCATTGCCGTAATTATCATATACGACAATATCATCAAATTTAGCAGTTCCTCGCACATCTAATCGCGTCTGTTTATTAAGTACTATCTTTGTGGTAACTCCATTATTCAATATATTTTTTTCATAACTTATAAAATCAGCTACATTCTTCCCAATACATACATTTCCATTATTGTCAATAGTCATTGCGGCATATTGTGAGTCATTTAAATAAGAAGGTATCGCATTCCTATTATATAATAAATTGATTTCTTCTGATGATTTATTAACATGAAATTCTAATGGCATACCTTTTGTTGTTGAAATAATAGCAGGTGATATATTGCTTCCTCCAATGATACCAATGCTAAATTTGGATAATTCTTGAGTGGTAGTATTATAAGTATCATTCCGAATAGCTAAATGAATATTATTAAAATCATTATTAGGCGTTGAATTAATATTTAAAGGATGCTGGTTATAAGCAGTATCTACTAAACCTCCTAATGTAATATAATCTGGTGTATATAAATTATTAACAGGATATTGGATATCATATAAATTATTAAAGTATGTTACAATTCCTGGCTTAAATGGCTGTGATTGTGATAGTGTATTCATACTTTTAATGAGGTCTATTACAGTATTACTGCCAATAACTCCACTAATAGATATATTACTAAACTGTATACCATGAGCTTTAATTAAACCATCACATTGTATATTTCTATTTACATAAAGAGACGTATTTGGATCACGATAATTAGAATTTATATTACGAGAAGTATTTATAGCAACCCCTTCATGATTAACATACATATTCCATTTAGTATCATATTGGTTACTATTATAGTTAGCAGTTCCCATACTATCACCTACAACTAAAAATTCATTATCAGATAATGTTAATCGCTGAAGATCCCCTATTGTATTAATACCAATACCTAATGAATCAACTTTAATAATTGGTTCAGTTCCTTGAATAATAAAATCATCCATTATACTATATATAATTCTATTTTATTCTATTTAAAAGAAATAAACAATTAATATTTATATAATAAAAATGATATAATAAAAATGATATAATAAAAAATGATATTAAGATATTAACCTATAATATTTTAAAATGAAACGTATTCAGAGTATACATAACAAAACAAAAGATATTGAAATTATTAATCAACCCTATAATAATAAAAATATTCTAATGCAAAGTAATGACTTAACAGAAATATTTAATAATAATGGGTTAAATGGCATTAAGTTCAAAAATATTGATTTATATCGTGTTGCGTTTGTTCATAAATCATATTGTACTATGAAAAATACTGATTTTGATAAAAGTAATATTAACTGTCCTAACGATTGCTTACCACTTCAAGATATGTCTTATGAACGCCTTGAATTTCTTGGTGATTCACTTATAGGTATGATTGTTGCCAATTATTTATATAGTAGGTTCCCAGACCAAAATGAAGGATTTCTTTCTAAAATTAGAACAAAAATTGTTAATGGCCGAATGCTTGGTTATTTATCAGATAAAATAGGTTTCCCTAAGTTTGCTATAATATCTAAACAAGTTGAAGAATCAGGCGGTAGAAATAATTTTAAAATAATGGAAGATATTTTTGAAGCATTTATTGGCGCACTATTCCTTGATTTTCAAACTGAAAATGATAAAGTTCAGCTTCCAAATAGTATTAATATATCACCTTTTACTGGAGCAGGCTATTTCATTGTTGAAAGTTTTATGATTTACATAATAGAAAATTATATTGACTTTTGCGAATTAATCAGAATTAAAAATAATTACAAAGATATGCTTGTTTCTTATATGATGCACAATCTTCAAGATATCCCAAAATTTTATGAAGTTAAGATATTAATGAAAGATAATATCCGTGTTTTCACATACTGTATAAAAGATAGAAACAACGCAATTATTGCTACTTCAACTGGTAGTAATAAAAAAGAAGCTGAGAATAATGCGGCAAAAGAGGCACTTATATATTATAACGTGGATATTTGCGAATATAATTCAAATATATAAAGATTATTATATAAACAAAATATAATATCTTTTATAATTTACGTAATGGATAAATTAAATATTACGCATCTTGTTTTATCAGGCGGAGGTATGCGTGGTGTAATATTTATAGGTGCACTTAGATATATATATATAGAAAATTTACATAAAAATATTACGCATATCGCGGCAAATTCTATTGGTTCATTTGTAGCATTATGTATTACATTTAAACTAACAATAGAAGAAATTGAAGAAATTATTTATGTATCTAAAGAAGATAATAATTTATGCTATGTTCCCACTAAAAATTATTATAAAATTATTTCTCATTTAGGTTTATTTTCAATAGCAAATTTTGTAGAACATTTAAGAAAAAAAATACGCATAAAATATCCGGGTATAAAAGATATAACATTTAAAGAGGCTTCAAAAAAGTTTGGAATAAATTTATATTTTTCAACAACAAATATAAATAGATGCGAAAATCGTATTTTTTCTATTGAAGATTCTCCTGATATATCTGTATTTACCGCATGCGAAGCTTCTATGGCTATTCCTTTGATATTTAATCCGGTAGTTATTGAAGGTGAATATTATTATGATGGAGGATTTACAAATAATTTTCCTATAAAAATATTTTCACATGTATCAAAAGAAAATATAATTGGAATGGTATTATATAAAGAAAAAGCAAAATATATACCTACTAATTCTAAAATAAATATTTTTTACATATTAAGACAAATATGTAAAATGTTTGAAATACTGCGCATTAATCAAGTAACAATTAACGAATTTAAAGGGGATGACAAAGATTATTATTTTATGCCAAAGAATACTATAATTCTACATTCTATGAATATTATTGTTAATAGAAAAGGGGTGCGATTAGAAATATCAATAGAGCAAATTAATGAGATGATATTATATGGGTTTAGTAGTATGGCTGAATATATTGATAAACGAAGAGAATTATTATATAATAAAAATAAATTAAGACTATCTGATAATAGTGATCTGTATATTTAAGTATGTTTTGATTTTCGTGGGTTGGGTCTTTTGGGTTTTGGTCTTTGTGTTTTTTTAGGGCGTTTGGATTTAGATCCTCCGAATAATTCTCCTGAAGATGTTTTTTTCTTATTTTTCACAGATGGCTTAAAATATCCTTTTTCTATACACATTTCATCAACTGATGGTAAATTTAGTTTTATTTTATTATTTATTTTTGATTTTCTCGGGCCTTCATACCCATATTCCAAACATTTTTCATGAACTGTTTGAATTTTATTTTTAGGTTGCTGATAATTATATTGATATTGTTGAGGTTGCGGACGCGGTTGATAGCGCAGATGTTGTTGATATTGTGGTTGTTGATATTGTGGTTGTTGATTTTGTTGTAGATATTGTAGATATTGTTGATATTGTGGATATTGTGGATATTGTGGATTATATTGTGGATTATATTGTGGATATTGTGGATTATATTGTGGATTATATTGTGGATTATATTGTGGATAATGACGATGTTGTGGCTGATGTTGCTGACGATGTTGTGGCTGAGGTTGCGGACGAGGTTGCGGACGAGGTTGATAGTTAAATTTTTGTTGATATTGTTGATATTGTAGATTTTTTATTGGTTGTTTTTTTGGAGGTGATATAGATTTTTTTCCTTCAATATGTGTTAATACTTTATTTAAAGTTAATATATCAGATAATTCTTTTTCTAATGTATCTATTTCATTTGATGTCATTGTATATTCTAATATTCTCTTAATATTTTTAAAAATTATAACTTTATTATCTTAATAATAATCCCTTAGATTTTTGTTTTATTGTTTTAGATGGTGCTTTTTTAGTTCTAAGAGTTTTAGGTGGTTTTCTAATTTTAATAACTTTAGGTTTTTTTGGTTTAATTCCTTTAGTAGCTTTGGTAGGTTTAGCTACTGCTTTTGTAGGTTTAGCTACTGCTTTGGTAGGTTTAACTCCTTTAGCAGTTTTGGTAGGTTTAGCAGTTTTGGTAGGTTTAGTAGTTTTTGTTTGTTTAAGAAACTTTTTTAAATTAAATGAGTTGCTATCTCGTGTGTAGCCGCCCATGCCATATGGCACATATGGAGGATAACCTATAGGTTGTCCAACAATTTGTTGACCCATAGGATGAACAAAATGTCTTGGAGTTTTGCCATCACCAAATAAATGTGCATTCATTCTTGCTAAATTTTGCCGGTCTAGTTCTGTTAGAGAGTTATCATGGAGTTTGTCATAATAGCCTTGAAAGGGTTTATAAATTTGTTCCCTTTTTGGTGAGCCTCTTTCTGCTTTATTATACTGTGTCCAAGCTACATAGCCCCTATTATCTTTACCCAACCCCTTCCAGCCGCTTATATTTGTATCTAGATATTTTTTTACTTCGTCGTCAGTTTGACCTTCACTCATGAAAATGTTAGGACCGTCATTTCCATAATTAACTGCATCATTTGGATATGCATCCGTTGGATATAATATATCGGAATCTGTATGTTGAATTGTGGGTGGTGATCCAGATGGTGGTCCAGATGGTGGTCCTGGCGAACTACTTTGTAAGTTTTTTTTCTCTTCATTATAATGTTTTTCAAATCTTTTGTTATAACAACATTTTAAACCAAGAGTTCTTTTAAATTTATTAGTAATTGTGTTCTGTTTCTTTTCCTGATCTTCCTTTTCATTAAAATCTTTGAATTTATCAATATCAAAATCAGTTAGATTGTATGGGCCTGTGTCTTCTCCTCCTCTCCTTTTCTTATTATTTAAATTTTTTTTTATAGGTTTAACAAATTTTTTATTTTTAGATTTAGCATTTTTTGTAGATTTTAGAAGAGTTCTAATATTAACCCCTCCATTACTTACTGGATTTATTAATTTATCTAATTTCATTTGGGCATCATCTTGAATTTTCTTAATCTTCTCTAATTTATCTTTTTCTTCATTATCCCTTTGTATTTTCCAATCTTCATAAGAACAAACAGTACAAAACATTATTATATTATTCTAATATATATATAGAATATAAATGAATATTAATGAAGAACCATATATATTTCTATTAGATTTAGATGGAACTATAATAGGAGATTGTAGTTATCAATGTGATATTTATAATATACAAGAAATAATTAAAAAAAACATCATATTAAAAACAAATACTATTCAATTAGGTAATCTTGTAAAATATAAATCATTATGTGATAAAATGCTTGACAACTGCTATGATATGCAATCTAAATTATTAAGACCTCATTTTACCTCATTTATGACAGAAATGAAAAAAAAATTCCCAAATAGTTTCTTTTTTATTTATACAGCATCTGAAAAAACGTGGGCATATAAAGAAATTCTAATTATAGAAAAGCAAAATAATATTAAGTTTAATCGTCCTATATTTACGCGTGATAATTGTATTAAAGATAATTCAGGTAATCTCAAAAAATCTGTAATTAAAATTATGCCACAATTATTAAAAGCAATTAAAAAACCAAAAACGCATTCTATTATTAATAATATTATGATTATAGATAATAACCCGACATTCATAGATTATACTGATAATCTATTGATTTGTCCAACATATGATTATTTAAAGTTTCACAATCTATGGGAAAGTATTCCTCATGAATATACTAAAATATCTGAGCTAAAGCATTTTGTTTCAAAATTAATTACAAATAAAAAAATGTATGTCAAAAACAACCCATCTAATACTATAATATTAGAAAAATTACATAAATGGCTATATAGAAAGTATAAAAAAATAAATAAATATAATAATAAGTATACCAATGATACATTCTGGCTAAATCTGTCAACATTGATTAAGCATCATAATATTACCACATTTAATCGGAAAAATATTAATATGCTACACAAAAGTTTATAATCTATCCGTATACTTTGTAACTTTGTAACTTTGTAACTTTGTATACTTAATCATATATATATAAATGTTTCTTTTATAATATATATATCTGTTAAATGATATATATAAGTTTTGATATTGGAATTAAAAATTTGGCTCTTTGTATTTTGAAAAAGACAGATGAAAAGATTAGTATATTAGAGTGGCGAATAATATCTTTGGCAGATAAAAAGAAAGATATCAAAGGTATTGATGATATTGCTGAGCGAATCTACATGGAACTTGATAATATTATTGGTTATTTAAAAGAAAAAGAAATCAATGAAATTAATTATGTATTGATTGAGAATCAGCCTTCAAACTTAAATGGTATGATGAAAACCATTCAATATATTATTTATTGCTATTTTAGTCTTTTAAAATATTGGGACAAAATCATAGAAAATGTGGTGCTTGTTAACGCGTCTCTTAAGACAAAAACCCATGAATATAAACCAGATATCCAAATAAAAATGGATGAAACCAAAAATTCCAAAGGTTTTCGTCGTGATAAATATAAGATGAATAAACAAACAAGTATTGAAATATGTAAGAATTACATTAAAGATAATGAGGATTTATGCGAAATTTTTGATAATAATAAAAAGAAAGACGATTTATGCGATGCTTGCTTACAAGCGGTCGCTTATATAAGACATAATGACCCTGTGGCAGTAAGTAAAGGCCTGTATAATGATTTAGATTATAGGGTGATTAAATAATTTTGTATCATGTGATTAAATAATTTTGTATCATGTGATTAAATAATTTTGTATCATGTGATTAAAATAAATAATTTTGTATCATATCCTGTATGCCTATGTCACCTTGACTATTAAGGCTATGATGTTTATGGGCATTATTAAAAGCATTGTCAGCATAAGCAAATTCATATACAATATCTTGATTAAAATTTGATTCTAATTCAAGATTTGCGTTATGAATACCTTGTATAATTTTATTTGCTACTTTTTTTTGTGATAGCACCATATTTTTGTTCATAAATATAGGTAAATAATCACTACCTGATATTAGACATATTCGTACATAATCAATTCTATTTTTTTCTGTTATTTTGTATTGATTGTATTCAAATATTGCTTTCGCAATATTTTTACCAGTTATATATACATAGTCAAGAAAAATTTTTTCAACCATCTCATCTCCTTTAAGGGTATAATCCATATTAATTACCTTCATATTAGTTTCATTCATACTTTTGCCTTCTGGTCCATAGCAATATATCATTGCTTTATTAGCTGGATTATTATAAGGATTATTTTTTAAAATATCTATATAAATATTTCCTATTCCTTTTCTTCCTGGTATTTTAAGTTTTTTTTCAGAAATATATAAATACATTTCATCAAAATATTTTTCTTTAGAAAAATATTTTAATGAATTAAATTTATAAAAATATCCTTCTGAATTACTATTATTTAATTTTATTTCTTTATAACATTCTTGAGAACACATTTCATGTAAATATTTAGATAAATTTGTCAAATCAGCATCTACCTCATCTTTTGCGACAATTGCTTTATTAAATTCAGCATTTATATACCCTCCTCCAACATATAAACCACTATCCCCAGCATTGAGTGAAGCCATAAAATTTGCTTCTTGCTTGTTATTTTTTAAATAAGGTTCGTCGTAGCTATTGTAAATAGGTGTATATCGTGAGTTAGGAGGTTTTTGCGCAAATTTATACGTAAACGTGTATTTTACGTTTGCTGGTCCTGGTCCTTGTGCTGGTTTTGCTGGTCCTTTTTTTAATATTGATGCTGCTGGTGCTGGTGCTGCTGGTGATCGTGCTGGTACTGCTGCTGGTTTTGCTGGTCCTTTTTTTAATATTGATGCTGCTGGTGCTGGTGCTTTTGCTGGTGATCGTGCTGCTGCTGGTTTTGCTGGTGATCGTGCTGCTGGTGATAATGATTCAGCGGATGCAGATGAAGTTGCACCTTTTTTAACATATATTAATGTGCGATAACCCTTACTAAAATTGAAGCATAATTTATTTTTAATATCTTCAATAAATTTTTTATGCGATTCTAAATTTTTAGTTTCTTTATACCTTTTTCTTAAATTTAATATGTATTCCCTCTCATAATTTTTTACATCATTTATTTTATCCATACAATTAGTTGAATTGTTTAAACAAAAATCAGCATCTCCTTTAATTTTCCAATTACTTTCAATTAATTCACACGCTAATTGATGTCTTTGTTGATTATCTTGTGTCATATTTGATCTTGGCCATCCATTATAAATATATTTGTTTCGTTTACATGTTATTCCAGCAACATTATGTATAGGATCATCTGATGTATCTAAATAATGATTAGCTAATATTACAGAATCTAAATTATATTCATTACCATTATATGTTATATTATCATTCATTGTTTTTATTTGTTCATAATTATCATCTTTTATTTTTTTCATTTTCTTAGAATATTTATTTAAACCATATATATTATCATATTCACTATCTTTAATCATTACAATTAATATATCAGGGGATTTTGTAAACAGAGTTGTTCCTCTAAGATTACTGATAAAATCATTAACTTTTTTCTTAACTATTTGAATTCTTGAAATTTCTTTTTTCATTGTATTTCCAAAAAAAATAGTATAATAATCATTATATTCTTCATTCAATAATGAATATACCATATATTTATTTTTAGTATTAGTATTATATTCAATTATTGTATAATCTATATTTAATAAATTATACAATCTACCTATATAAAAATCGGAATTGTATCCTTCATTTACAACAGGTTTGTATGGAAAGATTTCTTTATTTTTTTCATGTAATAATTTCATTATTTTCCAATAGGTATTTTCATTTATATCTGAATTATAATCGTTTGAAGTTCCTTTATCATTTAATATATTATAAAAAATATCATATAATTGATTACCATTTTTATCTATACGTATTTTATTTATAGTTTTAATATTTTTAATTTGTTTTAATAATAATTTTTTACTAAGCTGACTGTAAAACATCGCAACAATAGTAGCCATAAACCAGCAAGATGAACCAACTTGCAATGGTGTTATAATTTTTGAACATTTTGTTTTTTTTTTGTTCAAATCTTTATCATAATTAGGAGATATTAATACTGGTGTATTTTTATTTACATCAAACCCGAAAATTTTAATTAAATCATTATATTCATATATTTTAGTATGAATATGAGGTTTAACATCATTTTTAAAATCTTGATAATCTTTTAAAAATACTATTTTTCCATTTTCTATAAGCTCAATATGATTAACATATATCTGATTTAATTTATCAATAAGAAGATAAACTTCATTTAATATTTTATTAAATAACATTATATCATTCAATATATAGTTTTGAAAAATAGTTTTATATGTGAGATAGTTTTTTTCAAATTCATTTTTTTTACAAAAAGGTAAACATGTAATAGATTCATTTGGACTAATTTTTTTATCTTCTGAAAATTTTTTAATAATTTTATCATTAAATTTATAATATTTTTTAGTATTATTTTCAAATTCTTTTGAAACAGATTGTATACGTTGAGAAAGTTGAGAAACCGGCAAATTTATGTTATCTGCCATATGATAATTCCAATCTAAAAATGATCCAATTTCAATATTTAGTAAAATTATTTTTTTTTTAATTGATATTGTGTTAATGTTTTTATTACTATTTAAATTATTTTTTATTATTTCTTTATCATTAATATTTTTTATTAGATAATTAATAATTTTAATATCATAATAAAAAAGTTTCTCATTATCCGGTTTTTCAATATCAATTATTAATCTTTTCATATTATCCTTAAAATCTTTAAGGTTGATATTTTTATGAAAAATTTGAAAAATTCCAAATAATCTTGTATATAATATTGTTATACAATCATATTTTAAATTGATATAAGAAATTATTAACACTACATATTTATAAGTAGTTAATTCGTCGTATTTTTCATTTTCTTTTGATTTTTTTGATGGAGTATCATTATAATCATAGCTATAATCATCGCTTTCACTTTTAGGTTTTTTTTCAATCTTTTTAACATTAGCATATTGAACATATTGAGCATCTTTAAAATCTTTAGCATCTTGAGCATCTTTAGCATACACTTCTCTTTCAGCTATTAATAAAATAACTTTGCTATTTTCTTGATAATAATCTGAATAAAAATTAATTAATTTTGGACAATTAATACTATCATTTTCAGAATATTCTTCTTTAAATTCTTCGGATTGCTCATTTAAGTCCCTTTGATCATTTGAGTCTTCTGATTCTAAATCCTCAAGATCATGATATTCACGTTCTAATTCAGCATTAAATTCTTCATATTCTTCATCTTCTTCATCTTCTTCATTTGATTTATTAATATTTATAGGTGTTGATGATTTTGAAATCGGTTGTATCTGTTGTCTCCTTTTTATCATTTATTTTTATTTCTTATTATAATCTAAATATATATATTATAAAAACTTTTCTATAATATTTTTATATCATATATATATAGATACTATATATATGGCTGAAAGCTGTGCTTCAAATGTTGTTGGTGGTGCTAAAAAACGCAAATTAACTCCCTATAATAAGTTTGTAAAGAAGATGTTTAATGAACTTCGCAAAAAATTTCCAAATGATTCAGCGCCAGAAATTATGAAAAAAATAGGAGTTGAATGGAGAAAGAAAAAGTAAAAAAATATTATACAACAGCATTCAATATCCTTATTGTCGCATTATTTTTTAATATTTTATCATGTGGTAAATTTTTATCCATAGAATACAAAATTGAAGTATTTAAATTATCTATATATGTACCATCTCTTAAATATCCTTCCTTATTTTTTTTATCTTTAACTATATTTAATTTAAAATACTCTTTAAATTTTAACTTTAACTCTTTTCGTATTAGTGGGTCTAATGCGATATCTTTATCTGATACTATTTTAAAATGTTTTTTATGTCTTTTATTTTTAAAAGATTTTGATATACTACCGCCATTATATTCACCATGATATTCAGCTTCATCTTCATATTCAGCATCCCATAATTCACTCATATTGTCATATTGCTGAGGTAAAATACCATTTAATTTAATCCATTTGGCAAGTTGCTTTGATCCTTCTAAATCTCTTGACATTTCTTCAACTCTTACTACAGAAATATCCCACCATTTAACATCATCAAATAACTTTAATACCCGTATTATCCACCAATCTGGAGGAGGATTTTTCCATTTATCAGGGCTTATATAACTCTTTGTCAAAGAGGTCTGTCGCGCAATTCTCGGTAACAATATATTTGGAATATGTTCCCAATCATCAAAATTTATATAATAATAGTCAATAGGCGTAGAATATACGTAAACACCATTATAAGGCAATGGATTTTTTAATACTTTATCAGGGTGTGCGCTATAACTATATGGCAATTCATATCCTAATGGATAAGATATATTATATGTTCGCATATATACAATTAATCTGCGAATATAGTTTCTTATAAATAATCTTAATCCTGAATCAAATTTTTTCCAATAATCTTTTCTATTATGTGTTATGATGCCTAAGTACTCTTGCTTTCGTATCCATATACCCATATATTTATTATATTTTGATTGTCCTTTAAATTTACCATCTATATTGTGAGTATGTCCTGTGCTATCACCTGTCATATAATGTAAAAATATTTCAGGATATACAGCAAGTTCTAATATAACCGCTATTTTTCTATAAAATTCAATTAATTCATTTTTTGATGTTCGTTTATAATTGTCTGCTATTTGTAATACAGCCGCTCCAATATATGTTAATAATAAATTAATTCTATGACATTTATTTAATTTGTTTGTTCCATCTTTAAATTGTCTAAATAATTCTTCATATAATCCAATATTATAATTATGTTTCAAATCATTATTAAAATCGTCATCAAAACCCCCCGCAGATAAATTTACTTTGTATAAATGTTCTATTTTAAGATGGTTAAGTCCGTGAATTTTTGATAAACATAAATCAATATTATTATGTATATAATCAATAAAATCGCAGAAAAATTCTATCCAATCTTCATCTACAATTTTATATGTTTCTTCGTCTTTCATATTTTTAGCAATTAGATCTTCAGATTTTTTAGATAATTTTGTTGATAAATCAAATCCATTATCTACTTTCGTCTTAGCCGCAATAAGTAACCCTTTTATATTATTTGCTTTAGTCTTAACACCATTTGCGGTATTTGCAGCAATACGCGCACTTGTTCTTGTAGCAGGCATAACTTGTTATTATCTATTAATATAGTAGATTATATAAATGGAAAGAAAATATAAGAAACCTGCTATTACTAATTTTTCTATTACAAATTATACAATTTATAGTATTTCAAATTGTAAATATTGTAAAATGGCAAAGGAACATATTAATAAAATAAAATCGTCAAAGAGCACTAATATAAACTGTGATAAATTTGTAATAACATGTAGAGAACGTGATAATTTTTTTAAATTTATGAAACAATATACAGTAATACCATATTTTCATTTTCCCATGATATTTAAGAATGGAAAGTTTATTGGTGGATTTAAAGAGCTATTAGATAATAAAAATTAATAAATAATTAAATAATATAAGCATAATAATATAAGCATAATAATATAAGCATAATAATATAAGCATATAAATAATTATTAATTATATTAATATATAAACAATCATGATTGAAGTTGACGGGATAATACTTATAATAAGCTGTCATAAACATTTAGATACACGATTAAAACATTTGAGGCTTCCTAAAGATAATTATGGAAATTGGAAAGTAATATATGTTATTGGTGATTTGTTTTTAGATAGCGACTATAAACTTGAAGGTAATTTTATGACTATTAAATGCGAAGACTCTTATATTCATTTATTAAAAAAATTAGTGCTGGCTTTAAAATATCTTTATAAAATTTATAATATTAAGGAAGGTGTATTACGCTGTGGTGATGACTTGATATTTAATGAAGAATTACTACAATCATTCTTAGAAAATCCCAAAAAAAGAAAGATATATGATGATAAAGATATTTACGAAGATATTGATTTTTTAGGTAGATCACCATCTGGTAGAAGCTTACTATCGCATGAAATATCTGATGCTGATATCAAAACAACTATAAATGATAATTTTATGGTGGATTATTATATAAGCCATCCAGAAGATTTTGATAACCCATTATATAATCTTAAAGGTGTTGATATTTCTAAATATACTAAACGCCCTCATATTCCAGTAGGCCCATGTGGTATACTTATTTATCTTTCTAACAAATCTTGTAATATTTTAATTAATCATTTGAATAATATTAAATTTAATATATTTCATTATGATGAATATACAGATTCTTATCCCTACACAATTGAAGATTGTGCCTTATCATATATTTTATATTATAACAAAATAAGTTTTATACATTGGGTTAATATGTATCATGATTATCCATACTATAAAAATGATGTTCTTGCTATTCATACAAATATGAATAAATAATATAAATAATTATTTAAGCAAATTAAATATTTTTTATCATATAGGTATCTATTAACTTATATCCCAGTTTTTTATAGTATTCTCTAACACCTGTTCCGCTAATTATAGCAACCTTGTGATATCCATTATCTTTTGCGATTTCTTCAGCTTTTGCTACAAGTTGCTTTCCGAATCCCTTATGTTGTAGCGACCCATCAATATTATCTCCAACACTATTCAAATTTGAGTATACATGTAATTCTCTTATTAATGCGCAGTCTTTTATACTATGTAAAACTTGATTTGTAGCATCCTCTTTATTTAAACGAAGGCGCAAGAATCCTATCAAATAATTATTATCACAATCAGTATCAAAACTTATATGATATTCGTCACTGTCTGAAGCAGTATATTTTTCAATATTTAATTTAATATTATCAATTGATATAGAGTTTCCTTTAATTTCGCGACATCTAATACATTTACAACACCATTTATTTAGCCGCATATCATCTTGTAGAAGCTGCCTCATATTTACAAACTTAGTTGAATAGCCACCTTCAATATAATGCCCGGGAATGTCACGAATAATACGATTAAGACGCTTATATTTTTGAACATTCTTTTTAAAATCTTTAATAAGCTCATATAATAGCATGTCATCATAAGGGATATACGAACCTTCGTCAAACCATTTCTTAATTTTTGTAAAAGGGACTATAGCAGTTGGATATATTTTATATTGGTCAACTTGTATTCTCTGATCATATAGTATTTCTTCAAGCATTGCTTTGTCAATATCATAAGAAGCACCAGGAAGATTAGGCATTATATGTATATCAACCTTATAGCAATTATTTTTAAGAAGTTTTATTGCTTCATATGCGCTTTCTATTGTATGTCCTCTATTAATTTTTTTAAGAACAAAGTTATTTGTATGCTGAACGCCTAATTGTATTCTTGTACAATTATAGCGGCGAAAGTTAGCAATTTCTTCAATATTAATAGTATCTGGCCGTGTTTCTAAAGTTAGCCCAATTATATGAATTTGGGACGTTTCATTTATTTCAATTTCTTCTTCTAACGTTTTCTTAGGACGCTTAGGTTCATTATCAAAATAAATATTAGCGGAATAATATAATTCAGTTATAAAAAGGTCTTGGTAATTTAGCGGATATTCACACCATGTTCCTCCTAATACAATTATTTCTAATTTATCTGGTATATGCCCCATTCTAATAAGAGTTGATAAGCGTGAATTCATTTGCTTTATAGGGTCAAAATCATTAGCATTTGCTCGTAACACTGCTGGCTCTGAGTATAAATAACTTCGTGGCTGGGCTACCCAATTATTACCTTCATGAGCTGGCTCATTAGGACAATAGGCACAATCATGCTTACATGAAAAACGCGCTGTTTTAACTTTGCCTTCTTCGTCAATATATTGAGGATGCGCAGATGTTAAAACAGTAATTACAAGAACACCTGAATTTGACTTACATTTTTTTTTAGTTATAAGATTGCGTAATTGCTGATTTTCTAAGTTAAGATTCTTATATATTTTAATAAACTCAGCATTAGAAATAGTATATTTATATTTTTTTTGAATATTCTTTTTAAACTTATCAATATCACTAATTGTTTTAAAGTTATCAATATTTTTTTCAAACTCCAAAGTTATGTTTTCTTGTAATCCATTAAATATAATACTTTCCTTATATTCTTTATGATCATTACGATGTATATCCTCTATATCTGTGGTTAATATAAGAGGCGTTTCTGACTCTTTAGGATATGAAAATAAATTATTAAAAGTTCTTATAATATTCATATTTTGTGTGAATACATGTTATATTGTATTATTAAATCATTTTTTATAAGAATGAATTTGTAATAAAATTAATAAATTAATATAAAAATTGATCAATTTGCCTTAACTCTATTACCAAAGCGAACAACAAGCGAACAACAAGCGAACAACAAGCAAAGCGACAAGCGAACCGACAAGCAAAGCGACAAAAAGATGTTTCAATTTCCTTATCACTATAACATAGCGCGTAATATTCATAATAATATCTATGGGGAATATGATATTTATTATTATTGTATGCGTATTCTTCGCAATTATCTATCTAACATAGAAAAATATCAGGGGATTTACAAAATTGACCTTGACAACGCAGATGATTATAATAATTTAAAATTAAATATTAAATATAGGATTGAATTAACGAAAGATGAATTGCCTAATGATACTGTGGTATTTAAAATAATTAGGAGCATGGAAGCAGCACATTTCTTGAAGTTTATTAAATCTTATTGTAAAAATAAAAAAATTTCATATACTACAAACCTTAATTATATTGATACAAGGGAGTTCTTAGCATATTCATGCGGTGAGCTTATCACAACATATAAAAATGATATAATTGAAGGGTGGACTGACAATAAATGGGAAAGATGTCATAGTGATTCTTGTAAAATTTATGTAGTATAATTAAGTCATTGTTTTGTTGATATGTAAAATAGTGTAAAGTGTAATTTAATATATGTTATATATGTTATATATGTTATATATGTTATATATGTTATATATGTTATATATGTTATATATGTTATATATGTTATATATGTTATATATGTTATAT